CCCACTGTCCCAGTAAGCGTACCGCTAGGCGTGAGATTCACGGTGCCGGCCTTGAAGGCCCCGCCGCCGCCGCCGCTGCCGATATCGGTGCCTGGACTGCCGCCGCCACCGGCACCCCATAACTGAGCGTTTCCGGTCGCCGGGACATCGGCAGGCAGCACAATCGAAAAAGCGCCTGGCGCAGTGATTTGCGTCGAAACTAAATTGCCTGGCCCAGCTCGGGCGACTTGCTGCATGAGCGCAACCGCTTTGCCGCTCGCCGAATCGATCACCAGCCCGCAGGGAACCTGATCCCACGTCGTAATATTCGAATAATCGAGGAAACCCAAATCGGCCCATGAACCCCACAGGGCGCCGCCGATATCGTAGCGGTTGAAAACTGAAATCGCGTGGTTTACATCGTCGATCGTGACAAGATCCCCCGGCATGAGCATCACCAGGCTATTGTCAAATGGACTGTGTTCTAGGCAGCACTGATAAAGCGTATAACCACCTTCGCCAGAGTTTGCGAAACCGCCGGTCGGCGGCCCCGGAATCGACGCCGGTGTTCCCCACAGGTCCGCGCCTGTGTCGAACGTGACCAGAGCGAGCCCGATTGATTGATCCACATAGGCCGCGTACAGGATCGCGCCCGCCTGGCAGCAGGCATAAGGCACAAACGGGAATCCGGTCGGCACCGGCGCATGTGCGGCGTCCACTTCGGCCCATGTGAGCCCGCCGTCGGTGCTTTTCTGCGCAGCGAAAACAGCGGTAAGGCCCACGGTATCGAGGCGCAACAGGATTTCGTAACGCGCGGCACCAGAGAGAAACGGTCCATACTTGGCCGGCTGCTCGGCGGAAGATAAGGCGGCATCGACGGTGATAGGGAAACTCACGCCGAAACCTCCACTGTGATGTTGGCGCCCGATGGTATATCCACATCGACGTTGAGCGCGATCAAATTATCGCCACTGCCGATCGGGCTGCCGGCCGAGTTCGGCCACGAAGGATTTTGCGAAAGGTAGCGGCCATTGGGCCAGCGCACACGCACCGGCGCGCTGCACTCGAAAATGATTCCACGGCAGCGGAATTCCGTGAGCGCGTTATTTTTCGCGCGGATTTGAAAAGGCACTGCGCTCGCCGGCGTGAAGGTAGCTTTAAGCGGTATGTAATACGGCAAGTCCACAAACTTATAGCCGGGCGGCGCGATTTCGCGCCCGCAGGCGTCGAGCACAATGTCGGCTTGTCGGATCCCTTCAAACATGCGCTATTTTTGCGTTGACACCTGATAAAGTCCAAAACCTGCGAGAGCTGCAAGCGCGAGCCACTGCCAGGGCTGCATCGCGGATGCCGGCTCGGATGCTGCATTTTGCGGCCCGCTGCCATCAGCCGGCCGGGCCACTGTATCGACGGGTAAAACTTCCGGATCCTGGCACTGCGCCGCTACGCCTGGCGCCGACCAGCGACCGCGGCTTGCCGGCCGAACACCCCGCGGCAAACGCGAGATGCCCGCGGAAGGCCCTCCCACGATCGGCATAGGGATCGATCCATAGTTTGCATTCTTAGCGGCCGCTGCGCTGCTCGCGCTCCATGAGTTGTACCAGGCGGCGAGCTGCTGGCGGTTCATGATCTCGACTGTTGGCGCCGGTCCGCCGCCGGGATTTGGGAACGGTGAGCCGGCGATTAAACCATCGCTGGTTTGTAGATCGCCACACGACGGACTTGCGACCGGCGGCGTGAGCGCGGCCATGATCGCATCGATAGCCGCATTCCCGCGGGTGAAGTGACGGCCGGCGCGCCAGATACGTACGTTCTGCGCATCGATCGCCGCTTTGGGCATCGGCGTTGCACTATTAGGATGAGAGCACGACTCCGAGCTAGCTAAGTACATTCTAAAAGGCCTCCCCGACCATCAAAGAGAGAGCGAGAACGCGGTAACGGTCGGCCCCTGTCCCTCTTTATAACCGACCGCCCCGCGCTCCTGCCCTCGGGTCTGCGAGCCGGCGCCTGGCCGAGAGCCAGGCACCGAACACTTTCCCGAGCCTACTGAACCGACCGGTCGGTGAGCCCGTCGAGCTGCACGACCAGATAGTTATTTGGACCCTCGGCGACGCCGACCGTCGGAATGGCGACACCGCCGCCGCCGAAAATCAGGTCCATAGAGAATTGCTGAATAGGCGCGATATACTTCGCCCAGTCGCCGTACCTGCGTTGGTACTGCGGCGCCGGCAATCCGAGCGTGAAGGTCGAATCGCCAGAATTTTGCGTGAAGCCGGTAATCGCGCCGCCCGGCGGGAAGTCCCATAGAAAACCTTCATGGAAAATCTTGTCGTCGATTTTGAACTGCATATAACAGGCGTTCAAAACCGCTTGGATGTCGGACAGCGCCCAGGTCGGATCGAAGTAAAAACCGATCGCCATGAGCAACAGGCACTTCGGCGGCGGGAACTGATTGCCGCGCTGGAGATTGGTTTGCAGCTTGGTCTTAGTCGTGTTGGTGATCGGATCCTGTTGGCCGATCGGCACCGAGAACGGCGAGTAGCTTTGCGCTACTTGCGCGCCTGCGATGAATGGGATTGTGTCCCAGTATTGCCACGGCCCACGATCGACCCAGCCCTCCATGATCGAGTTCGTGTTCCGCGCGGCGGCGGCTTCCGTCGCGTCCATGATCTGCTGGTTAGGGCCATAGGCCCCGCCGCCGATCGTGTGCGTTTGCAGCCAGGCCGCGAGCTCCGCATACGTCGGCCGCTTCAGTTTGTGCGAGTTCATAAAAATCCCTTCTCCTTGCTCTTGAAATTTTTCACTGCCGCCCGCGCTAGTCGCGAGCCCCTTAGTAAATGCTGCGGCCGCCATAGAGCGGATCAAACCCGCTCACGCCCACCGCTGCCGGCATGGATTTCGACGGCGGCGGCGCGCTAGGTGCCGGCGGCATCAGAGCCGCGGGAAATTTGATAGTCGCATTTTTGTACGGATCGACCAGGATTTGAGGCGTAAGGAACGCCTGTGCCTGGTAGTCGCCCATGCCGAGGCTCGCGACGTACGTGCCAAAAGGCGTGTAGTCGTTGAGCAGCCGGATGATGACTTGCACAATGGTTCCCGAGATCACGCCGGCCGAGGCCGCGGGATTCTTCAGGAGTTTGTCGGTTGCAAACCAAAGCGCAGTGCCGGCGATGAGGCTCACGCCGTAACCCATGATCCCGGTGTTATTAGCACCGAGCACCATTTGGGCGATCAGTTTCGAGCCCAGTGCCCCGGCGATGACGAACACGCCGTTAATCACCAGGTCACTTACTCCACGCATACGGCCGCCGCCGCCGATGTTGTGCCGGCGCCCGCGGTTGTGGCGTTTCGCCATGTGGTGATGATGCCGCCCAGCGTTCGACTTCTTCTTGCGCTTGCCGGTGTTCGCTCGCATGATGACGATAGGCCGCGCGCCGGCCGCGTGCTTCTTCTTGGTCTTTTTCTTCGTTGCCATAAAACCTCGCCCTTTCTGTGCCGACTTTCGGCCCCTGTTCATCGTCCATCCGATAAGGTCGGATGGATTTTTCTTCGCCCGCTTTGCCCCCGCACGTTTTCTGTGCGGCGAGATTGGCCGAACCGCGGGCCGGCGTCGCCCGCGGTTCGGAATGATCGTCGTACGTGTTGCTACTGCCAATTATTTACCCCCTGCGTTTTCGGCCTGGACTTCCGGCGCCGCTGCGCCTTCGGCCTGGTCGGTTTCCGCCGGCGCGGTTTGATCGGCCGCCGGCGCCTCGGGTTGCGGATCACTGGTGCCCCCCTCGCGCATAAGTACCTCGCGCGCGGAAGCGATGCCCCTCGCTACGTCGTCCAGCGTTTGCGCCTGCTCGATCGATTCGAAAATCGCGAGCAGCTCGCTAATAACGGGCGCAGGTAAAGGCCGGCATGGCACCGCGGATGCCTGGCTTTCCTGTGTTTGATCGTCTTCCGCGTAAGGCCAGTCGTGATCGACCATGCTTTCACGAAGTTCGTCTGCAAGCCGTTTCGCTTCCGCCGATGACTGCGCACATTCAATCGCGGCAATCATCGGCAGTAGAGACAGCTCTGTTTCTTCGTCTAACTCCATGTCGAGCAGAGCCTCGCGCAGATGCGCGGCGATCCCCGGCATTTCGTTAAGGGCGCGCGAGGCCTTCACCCTGTCGAGCAGGGAAACTATAACCCCGAGCGGTTCTTGTTGCGCGTCGTCCATGCAGCCCTTACCGTATGGATGTCGGCGGCCGCGAAATCGCGACCTTGACAGCTCCACCCTGTGCCACGGTGCCCTTACCGAGAACCGTATAATTCGGGTTTTGCGAAACCTCAAACCAGGGCGAAGTGATATCGTCGCCGTCAAGCGGCGTGATCGTGACGACAGGATAATCGAGCGCGAGCTCGGCCGCGGACAGGCCGAAATCGTGCGTAATGATCGCCAGGGCATCCGACGACGCCCCGGCGGCCACAGTAGCGATCACAAGACTTTTCGGGTGGTAGTGTTGCTGCACCTTGGTCGGCGCCGTCGTGTAAGGCGCCTTATAAGTGACTGTTACGCTCATAGTGCTAGTTGCTCCTTTTCTCCCAATTGTGGCGGCGCCTTTACGGCCGCCCCTGCTCTGTCAAAACCTTCACCCTGATAGAAGTGATCGGGCTCGCGCGTCGGCTTGAAATGCACCGACGTTTGGATCCCGGTTACAGCCAAATGCTGTACTTCGATCTTCCACGCGCACCAGGCCGGTATGCCGAGCTCGCGCAGCCTCTCAAAAAAGGAATGATCCTCACCCTTGCGCCCGATCCGATCGAAAGGGTTAACTTTGAGCTCGCGGGTGATTTGCTGGAACACATGCCGCCGCACGAACAGGCAGCCGGCGCCGGCCGAATCCACGCGAAATACTTCCGATGCACGATCCCAGTCGGCGACGACTTCATTCCGCTGCGTGTCGTAATTGTGCAGATACAGCACGGGATAGTGAGGCGCCGTTTTATAGGAATAGATGCCCGTCACTACGTCGAGATCGTAGCGGTTGGCGGTCGCGAGCAGCCGCGCGCAAACGTCGGGCTCGAAAGCCACATCGTTATCGAGCATAAAAAGCCAGTCGCCGCGGAGATCGCCTAGGATTTGGTTTCTGCCCCAATCGTGCAGGCTCACGGTCGAGCGGGCCAAATGAATATGTTCATGCGGCCCGCAAATCACGGCCTCGGTGTGGCGCGTGAGCTGGCCCCATGACCATGTGAAAGCCTCGGGCGTTGACATCGTACCGCCCATATACGCGACTGTGCCAATGAGTTTGTGACGGATCATGCTTCAGCCCTCCGCGCCACAATCCCGGATCCCTGCTCGCCCCACACGTAAGCAATACGCGCGATCACTTCGGCCTCTAGTCCGGCCTCGCGGATCCATCCGAGCAGCTCTAGGCGGCTGATCGAACGGTAGTGATAGGCGTAAATTCCGGGCGCATAAAATTGCTGCTCGCCCTTGGGGGTTTCGAGCTTGCCCGACTCCCTTCGCCCGTCGTGCGGCATCGTTATCACGACGCGGCCGCCGCTGCCGATCGCGGCCGCCGCCTCGCGCAAGGATCGCACCGCGTCGGGCCGCTCCATGTGCTCCAGAATTTCACCGAGTATAACCGTGTCGAATACGCCGGCAAACGGCAGAGCGCGCGCGTCGGCGAGCGCGGCGACTGGCATCAGCATTCCAGTAACATGATCGCGAGCGCGCAGGTCGATATTGACCGCACCGAAATCCGCCGCCAGGCAGCCGCCATCGGTGTTTGAACCGACATTCAGCACACGCCCCTTCGAGTGCTCGCGCTGAAAACCGAACTGATCGCGGTAGGTTTGGAGTGACATCGAAACCGGCGACACACGGAAGTTCGGCGGCATCATAGTGTCACCCCTGGATAATCGGCGAGCTCTTGCTCGGTCACCGGTTGATTGCCGCGGCCGCGAGCGCGAGAGCGTTGGTCCGCCGTGTCAGTTGCCGCCCATCCGTCCCACTGAGTAACAAACCGCTCCCAGTCAAACCGCTCGCGAGCCCAAGGCATCATTTCGCCCCGGTGCTGATCCTGTATCTGTGGGTTAAGCAGCAGCTCGGCGACGGCGTGAACGTAGCGCGCGCGGATCTGGTCGGTACGTACGTCGCCCTCGATGAAAACGCCGTACTCGACATTTTCGGCGATCGCCCAAATAGGAGTGGTTACCGGTATCGCCCCGCAGGCCTGCGCGTCCATACAGGTA